AAATCCAACCGCTAGTTGCCGAGACGGTCAACCGCGATCTGATCCGCCCATACATGGGCCAGGCCGATCAACTGCTGGCTCAGACTCGCGTCGAAGTCACCTTCGAGGTCGAGCTTGCGGGATCCGGCACTGCTGGCACTGCGCCTGCCTACGGTCCGGTGCTGCGTAGCTGTGGTGTTGGGCAAACGATCGTTGCTAGCACGAGTGTTACCTATGCCCCGATCAGCACCAGCTTTGAAAGCTGCACGATTCACTACCACCAAGATGGCATTCGCCACAAGCTGACTGGGTGCCGTGGCACTTTTGAGATCACGGGTGAAGTTGGCCAGGTGCCTGTGATTGCGTTCACCATGACTGGCATCTATAACGCGCCGACTGATGAGACGCTGCCGACTCCTACCTATGCACTGCAAGCAACGCCTCTGATCTTCAAAGAGACAAACACCACAAACTTCACAGCGTTCTCGTTTGCAGGCTGTCTGCAGTCATACAACTTCAGCATTGCCAATGATGTGATCTACAGGGAGCTGGTGGGATGCACCAAGGAGATCATGATCACCAACCGCGCACCCAGTGGCACGATCGTGATTGAGGCGCCAACCATTACGGCCAAGGATTACTTCACGATCGCAACTGGCACAAGCACTGGCAGCATCACGTTCCAACACGGCACCACAGCTGGCAACCGCTGCACAATGACCACTGCACAGTCAGACCTTGGCAATCTGACTTACAGCGACCAGGACGGTGTGACGATGTTGAATCTGCCCTTCATTGCAGTTCCGACCAGTTCAGGCAATGATGAGCTGAGTCTCGTCTACACCTGATCTTGGCTTTTGTACTGAAACGGTCTGGCTCTTACAGCTGGCCTGTCCATTTCGACATCCCTGTCGATGGCGGCCGCTTTGAGCGTCAGACCTTTGACTGTGAGTTTAAGCAGCTCTCTCAGACTCGCATCCGAGAGATCAGCGACAGCATTGGATCCGATGGGATAACTGATGCTGATTTGGCTTCGGAGGTGATTCTGGGATGGTCCGGGGTCACTGATGACGAAGGCAAGGAGGTTCCTTTCAGCCAGAAGGCTTTAGCTGAGTTGCTGGAGGTGCCGATGCTTGCTAGCTCGATCGTGCTGGCCTATTTCGAGAGCCTGCAGGGGGCTAAGCGAAAAAACTGATCGAGGCCGCTGAGCATTGGGCAGGCGGTGGAGTCGTTGACGAAACCGCCGACGATGCCGCGGCCTTTGGCATTGCGTTGCCTGAATTGCCTGCTGCACCAGACAAAGATTTCAAGGTTTGGCCTGATAACTGGTCAATCGTTGAGATGTTCCTGCGACTTCAGACCCAATGGCGAACTGCAATGAATGGCTTGGTGGGTCTGGACTATGCAGCGGCGGAGTGGTTATTTAGACTGTATGAGGTCGACGATCCACGCTCGCTACTGGAGGGCTTGCAGGTGATGGAAGCAGCAGCCATCAGCAAGATGAACGAGCGGAGCAAGTGAGATGACCTTGAATCGTGATGCTGCATTCCGGCTGCGCGTCAACGTTGATGGCGCCAATCAGATAAGCGCATTCAACCGCAATCTGAAGGCGTTAGAGAGCACTGCCCAGCTAAGCAAGACCCAACTGGGTCAAATGAACATCCAGATCAACCGCATGGCGCGGGAAGCTGGAAACACCACTGCTGGAATCAGGCAGCATATTGCCGCACTGACTGCACTTCGTGATCGCGTAGATCTAAATAGCAAGGCATACCAGCGCTTAGGTGTTGAAATCGATCAGCTACAGGGCAAGCTGCGAGCTGTCTCTGCAGTGCCAGCAGCAGCCGGTGGTGGTGGATTACAGGGCATCTTGGCACTAGGTGGGCGCCTGACTGCTATCACGGCTGCCGCAACTGGTGTCACCCTCTTGGGTAAATCCATTGTTGATACCGGCGTTTCTGCGGCTGAATCTGAACGCCGTTTGCGGTCCTTAAGCCAAGGGTTCGATTCATTCACCCAGGTGCAATATGCGGCAAGTGCTGCTGCCGAAAAATTCGGCATAACTCAAACCCAGGCGAATCAAGAATTTGCGCAGATTTATGCACGCTTACGCCCGATTGGTTTATCGCTTGAAGAAATAACCACGGTCTATAACGGTTTTAATACTGCGGCCAAATTGAGTGGCACCAATGCTCAAGAAGCCAGTGCTGCATTCTTGCAGTTAAGCCAAGGTCTTGGCACTGGGGTGCTGCGTGGTGAAGAGCTAAACAGCGTCTTCGAGCAGACCCCTGTCATTGTTCAGGCAATCGCCAAGGAAATGGGCGTTGGCGTTGGTCAAATACGGGATTTAGCCAAGGAAGGCAAAATCACAAGTGACATTGTGATTGCTGCATTGCGCGCAATCGAACGTGATGGTGCTGCCAAGCTGCAAGAGGCACTAAAGGGACCAGAACAACAGTTCAAGAACCTAGGGAATGCGGTTGAGGAATTAAAACTGACTGCAGCGGAAGTGGCATTGCCGGCAATCATTGAAGGCGTGCGTGGATTGACTGCTGCCATTCAATACTTGAACAGTGTTGTGAAGATGGTCGATTTGAATTTGATCTTCAGAGCTATTGCGCAAAGTGGCACGATGATGGCCACTGGCAGCTTGGCCGAAATGCCCCGGAGTGGTCAGCGTCGATTAACTCGGCAGCAGTTTGGTCCTGCCTTAACGCCTGACATTGTTGCGGGCGTTCGTGGGCGAGAAGGCGCTGGACGCCCTCGTGCATTGGCAGCCGGTAGTGGCGGTGGCAAATCCGCTAAGAATGAGATCCGCGAAATCAGCCAGGCCGAATTGGATGCCAGCAGAAAACTCAATGCTGCCAGGGTTGCGGAGAACGAATTACTGCAAGCCCAGGCGCAATACGAACTTGACATCTTGGAGATAGGCAAGCAGAAGCTCGGCGTTCGAGCAAAGTTAAAAGCAGAGGATGAAGCTGCTACTCGATTAACGCTGGCTCAGATCAACTATGCGCAGGAAGCTGGCAGAGCTATTGCGCAATCTTTCAGGGAGCAGTCAAAAGTTCAGCAAGATTACAAGCAGATCATTGAAGACCTGCAGATCAAGACCGGAGAAATTAGCGCCGAAAAAGCTAAGCAAATTATGCTGGATCGAGAAGTTGCTCAAATTCTTGAGCGACTCCCTGGATTGACACAGGCTCAAATCGACAAAATCAAGGAACTGGTTGCTAAATCAAAAGAGGTCAAGGATAGCTTTAAGGATACTTTCCAAGATAGTCTGCAGCAGTATTACGACAGCCTTAAAAATTTTGGCGGCCAAGTCGCTGGCGCTGTTCAGGGAGCATTTCAAGGATTAGAGGATCAGCTCACTAGCTTTGTTATCACAGGCAAGGCAAACTTCACTGATCTCGCTAACAGCATCATTGCTGACATCGCTCGAATCGCTATTCGACAGGCAATTATCAAGCCGCTGGTTGGCGGTTTTATGGATATCTTTGGTATTCCTACCAGTGCCATGGGTAACGTCTTCGCCCAGAACGGCATCCAGAAGTTCGCACGTGGCGGCATTGTGGATCGGCCGACACTGTTCCCCTTTGCTAAGGGCGTTGGCCTGATGGGCGAAGCCGGACCCGAGGCGATCATGCCGCTCAAGCGCGGGCGCGATGGCAAGCTGGGCGTATCTGGCGGCGGCGGTCCGGTCACCGTGAATGTTCAAGTTGATGCCAGTGGCTCCAGCGTGCAGGGGAACCAACCTGATGCCAATGCATTGGGGCGTGTTGTTGGTGCTGCTGTGCAGGCAGAATTGATCAAGCAGAAGCGTCCTGGAGGCTTGCTCGCCTAATGGCTACCTTTACTTATACCCCTAGCTTTACGGCTAGAGAGCAAAGCCAACCACGTGTGCGCACTACGCAGTTTGGCGATGGCTACAGTCAACGCTTGCGGTATGGATTGAACACTGACCCAAAGGCATGGCGCCTTACATTCCTGAACCGTACCGATACGGAACGGGAAAACATCCTGAACTTTCTTGAGGCGCGTGGTGGCGCGGAATCCTTTGACTGGACGCCGCCGCGTGGTGGTGCGGGTAAATATCTGTGCAGCGAATGGGACATGGACATGCTGAACTGCAACAACAACACGATCACAGCGACCTTCGTGGAGGTCTATGAACCATGAGCGAAATGTTTCAGGAGCTGCTCAAAAGCTCTCCTTTTGCGATTATTGAATTGTTTGAATTGCATCTTGTTCAAGAGTTGCATGGCAGCAGCGAAATTGTTTATTTTCATGCCGGCGCCAATCAAACGGCTACAAATCAAGATGTAATTTGGCAAGGCAATCCATATAAAGCACTGCCAATAGAAGTTGAA